CCTCTTCATATGAACAGTGATAGGATAAATGTCGGTGGTCAATGGTATCTTGTACCTGTGGACTTCCACTTCTAAAGAGAGGCTAGATAATGTTTGAAATAGAGATTATTCACAGTGTTACTGGGCACTATGTCACATTTACCGTGGACTACCCTGAAGACTACACAGAAGACGAGGTAGCCGAAGCGGTATGGCAAGACACTTCTATCAATGTTAGAAAGGCTGACTGATGGACAACCGTGTGCTTGACCTAAACATCTTCTACCGTGAAGACTGGTCTGAAGAAACTGAAACAACCTGGAGTGAGACATTCACTATAGAACCCTATGTTCGTGTGTACGACGACAACGGAGCGGTATACAACATTGAGACTGGCGTTCTGATTGAGTGTGATGAATTCGAAACACAAGAACTTTCATACCAGTACCCTATGGACGAGTACGGCAGTGACTTCTGGGTATTTGCTGACGAGACTCAGATTCCTACACGACGCATTGCTAAGATACTAAATCAGATCGATTTGTATAAGACTAAGAAGAATGCATCAGTGCTAACATACACAGGACCTACCACAATGTAGTGGTGGATGAGTAGACGATGAATGGGGGTTCCGTCTACGAACTAGGGGGTAGGCGTGAGAGAGTTTTCCTTTCGCTCTTGCGTTCTACCCCCACTTCTGGTAAAATGGATTCATAGGAGTAATAAATGGCAATATCAGACGAAGAGAAAGTAGCCAAGCGGATTGGTGATTTGATTTCAGACTTGCGATTGGATTTGGATTATGTGGCTTTCTACATCAAACAGATTTCACCCAATGTCGCAATCAACCGTATTCTGCTAATGGCTGACCTGCTGGAAACATACAACGAGGAAGAAAAGGTAACACACTATGACTACTAGTTTTGAGAACAAGACACTAATCCTGTCTGACCTCTGGCTCAACTATCGTAATGATGAAGACTTTGTAGACTTTGTTTCATATAACGATTTGGGTCTGCCTCTGGCTTACGCAATCAGCGAGGGCATTGTTGATAGTACCGAAACTGCTAGTAACTTTATCAATGAGACCTTCGACCTCTTGCTTGCTGGGATTGGGATTGATGACACAGGGTTTGAGAGCCTTGATGATGTCCTAATGGCAGAGTCTACAGACTAGTAATCATTCCCCACAGGGGGTAGCTCTTATCCACAGAGTTATCCCCAGGTGGGGCGCAACTTTGTCATAACATACTAACAAACACCTTTACGAACAAACCATTACGATCCCCAAATATTTTTCCCCAAATTTAGACATTACGATCCTTCTCCAAAAAATCCCAGAAAGTTTGGACGGTATCAGGAAGTACTGTCTATTACCTATATAGTGTATATACCTATAGGGATTACGATCCTCTGTTTGATACCCCCGAAATGTGCAGATGTCTAATAGGATTGTTTGGTACAGATGTTTGGGGGCAGCGAGAAGTGTACCTGATACCCTATATAACAACAATCCCCTATAGTAAAAAGACATTACGATCCCTTTTGAAAAAATCCCAGAAAGTTGTACATTTTGTACATTTTTGATACCAAATTGTTATGTTTTGGACAAAAAACAATGTGTTTTTATATGATTAAATACTACATATTGTGGTGTTTGGGGAGGGTAGATACTAGATATAGTGTTTGGGATGGGGCTGTAGCATATGTTTGGATGTTTGTCAACCCCCATATGTGGTGTTTGGGACATTACGAACCCCCAATATATAGTGCTCTATTACACAAACACCCTATCAAACATTCTCTTTCAGTCACATATTTTTCATATCAGTAAGATCTTTATCGTAAAAATCAGCATAAAACACTGTCTCAGAAGCGTCAGAATGAGCTGTGGCGAGGTCTATCTCTTGATGGCAAATAGCTCCATAGCCTCAAAACCATCTTGTAATATAGGGGATTCTATGTACTATAGGTTATATGTTATATAGGTAATGGGGGATACCATTTCTGATACCCCCCACTTTTGTGGTGCGTCTACCTCCGAATTAGAAAGGCATTTCTCCCCAAGGATTGTCCTTTGGTTCTTCACCAGACTGAGCTACTGCCTTCTGAAGAAGTTCCTGAAGCTCTACAACCTCTGCCAATGAGAGATCGTGCTGGACTGCTCCGTGATGTCCCTGGACATAGAGTGTAATAAAACGTTCGTTGCTCTTGTGCTTTCGCCATCCACGAGCATCGAATGCTTCGAATGTTTTCTTAATAGCCAATGTGTCTCCTTTGTTTGTTATATCTATTATACTGTTTGGTCGCTTGTTTGTCAAGCGTTGGTACTCTATACCGCCGAACTTTTCCGCCGAATTTATTTCAGCAGAAATAGGACTATCGCATTAATTCCAAATACTATGCCTATTGCAATTGTCCAGTATCTAATGGTAAGGTTTCTGTGTTCTTGTTTTGTAAGACGTGGCTTTCCGTTCTTGCCACCCCAACAGATATCGGTATGGTGGACACCGACTTCACAGTTGTCGCAATAGATTACTGCCATTAGTTCTCTGCCTTAATTTCAATATATGCGGCAATCTTGCCAATGAGATCTTCTGCAATGGTGGTAGCACGTCCACTATCAAATACCCCAGCATTTCCAAGATCAGTCCAGCAAGTAGATGCCTGTCCAATGGCAAGATATACTTCTTCAATTAAATCCATTGTTGTTTCCTCATTCATTAGTTTTCTCCTTTGATAAGTGCGATAACTTGGTGAATACCGCAAAAGTATGGTTCGCACTTATGCTCTGCTTCCAGTAGTGCGATTATGCGTTCCTGCTCACCAGCACCACCCCACTCAATCCCACGTTGCCAACATTCTGTGCAACAAATGTGGTCTGGGTGGTTTTCTACTGGTTTGATAATGTCAAATCGTTTCATTAGTTTCTACCTTTTGTAAATATAAGATGCCCATTTTTCTTGTAATAGTCTAGGATTGCAATCTGCCAATCATATAGATTAGGTTCATTCATTAATCTCCCCCTTGATAAGTGCAAATACGTATCCAGCTATCATACAGCCATCACAATTACATTCATCATCGTGATAAAGGTTTTCTTCTAATAGTCTGATGATACGTTGACGTTCACGATATGCACCTAGTTCCATTGCTTCTTGCAGTTGTTCGATCTCTGGACTAGCCATTAGTTCTCTCCATTTATAATAGCAATAGCGAAACAAGCAGAACAATCATCAATGTATGCACCCTTATTCTCTTGGTGTTGGTATGTGTACTCGGAATGTTCTGAGTCTAGCAAATCAATGATGCGTTCACGTTCTTGGTTACGAACATAATCTGCAAAGGCATTGATCTCTTCTACATCCTCATTAGAGAATGCGTTGTTGAGCACAAGCATATTGCTTTCAAATTTAATCATTATTTCTCCTAATCTACGTAGACTAATTTGCTTCTAAACTTTTCAGGGAATGCGAATGGGCAGGACGAGCAGTCATTCTTTCCCTCTACAAATGGTTGTCCTCCACCAGCAGACTTTGGGACAGGGATTCCAAGGAATACCAATGGCTTGGTGTCTGTCTCTACACAGCGTTCACAGATACGTGATTTGTATAGGTTGGTTTCTCTAGTGAGGAGTTGGTACTGCTTGTTTACCGCTTCAAAATCTGTGACATCTACCTTGCTCTCAATGTCCTCTTCAGACAGCATCATACGACCAACAGGAATACGGTGGTCCACCTCAAGTTGTGTGCTGGTCTTGATCATCGTGAAAGCATCTGTCTCACCAAGTAATGACTGGATAGCCTTAATCTCTTTGGGCGAGTAATTGGCTCGTGCATACTCGTTACCAGTCAGGTACGGAGTATCAATCATATCCAGAGTATCTACACGGTTATGGGTCTCGCAGTATCCCTTGCTAGGTTGCTTGGGAATATTGACACCAGCACTACGAAGGTCACGGATTTGTGCTGCAGGTTGCCCTACATCGATACCCTGCTCGTGGAGCGTGGCACGAAGGCAACAACGAAAGAGACCTGTAGGGTTATCTCCCAGAATCTTGAGGACAGCCTGTGTCTTAGGTGACTGTGCTCGCTTTGATTCTTGAAGATACCACAACAGGTCTGCAAACGTCTTGATGTCTCTCATACATCAATTATACATCTTGGGGTCTTTCTTGTCAAGTGTATAACATTCTTCGTGTGCCTCCCAGAAATCTTCAATTTGTTCTGGCTTAATCATATTTGTACAAACTGTACCGCATACACACTCAAGGTAGTTATGCGTTTGGATCATTTAGTTTCATATTCCAAGTCATAGGATATTCTGCATCTTGCCAAGGCATATCATAGTTGGATAGTTTTTTGATAGCAACGTACTTTTCTTTTGCCTTGTCGTACCCTTCTTCTTTTCCAACTTGTTTAGCAATTCCAATTGCAAGTGCAACCACCATAGCCTGATCTGTAGAAAGCTGAACAACCTGCTTACCAACAATGTCAGTCCAAACTGTCATTTCCCAGCTATCGCTATCTCCTACGTACTTAATCTCTATCTTATTCTGCATTGTTTGCTCCTCTGTTTATTCCTGAGACATACCCTGCCTGAAAAGCAAGAATCTCAGCTTCAGTAGGCATACGATTGATTTCAACAATCCAATCTGCCATATCCTGCTTTGCTTTACGTCGTACTGTATCAAGAATCTTCTTGTTATCCCTGCGTGTTTTTCTATCAGTCAATTCGTCTCCAATGTCTCATATCGTATTGGTAGCCATCGCTTGCCATTAACCAGATTCCGTTATATGCAATAATGTCTACCAAGACTATTTGTTTTGTTTCTGTATGCTCTATCTCTGTCACTTCTTGCCACACTTGCAGTGAGAAGACTTAGAGCCACCTTCTTTAGTTCCAGACCACTTACCAAGTAGAACCATTTGTCCAATAGCGGCATAGTTCATCATATCGAGAAACGAATCAATCAGTGCCTCGTTCTCTGGGTCTGCTCCATTGTCGATCAGATGATTGATGCGAGACATCTTGTCGTGCATACGCACACGAAGACCATTGAGTGGTCCTCCTGGAGCATCTGCAATGTTCTTTGGTCCATAGTCCATTTGCTTCTTGACTAGGACTGCCAGTGCTTCGTTATATATTTTTGAAGCATCTGCCTCAAACTTATCCAAGTTCATTATTCTCCTTAATTGCATTTAGTGCTCTACGAGTTAATTCTACGATGCCATTGCCATACTGGTGCTGAAACTCTACGGCATCGTCTGCATACCAGTCTGGTTGCTCTCCTGGACGACGGATTACTGCAACGTAGGTATTGATTGAATGCTTATCCTCAGTACCTTCGATTCGACCAACGTGAAGTGTTTGAATAATACTTCCGTTAACACGCATTTCAACTTGGGTTGGCACGATTGCTCCCATCGACAATAACAATCTTTGAAGTATCTTTGTCTCCATATGTCGTCCCTTCTGGAGATCCGAAATGTACAATTGTCTTAGCCACGCTTCTGCCTTTCGTCATAACAGATTCTGCAATACCCCCCACGGTAGGGAGTACGGTGTTTTTTACATATCAAGTTCAAGATCCCTGATTAGTTCTTCAAGAAATTGAACCAAATCACGATCATCCTTAGCATATGCTTCAGTAATCTTACGTTCAATCTTTTCTAGCACTTCATCGTTACGTCGCATTTTTCCCTCATTAATTACTGCATTGATAATCATTTCTTGATCCTTTTCCAAACCTTTTAGCTCTAGATTTACATATTTTGTCATTAGAATTGATTGCTCCTAATTGTTCTGATAATTGCATTACAGGCAGCAACAGCACCACTAAGATAGTCTCCTGTCTTTGGATGCCCCTGCTTATACGCATCTTCAATCTCAATGATTCCGTTTTCCATTCGGTTCTCTACAAAATCGACAAGACGCTCTTTCATATCACGAGCACCAAGCTTACGCATTAGTTCGTCTCTACGCCTGAGATTACGGGGTGTAGGTATAAATATTTTTCTCATACCCCTATTATCCCACTACTCGCTCAATTTGTCAAGTACAAGGGCAATAAGATTTTCACCTGTAATGTAGTACTTTTCGCCATCAACATCGATGCGATAGGTACGATCTGGATAAATTGGATATTCAAACTGCATACTTTAATTATACCAGAAGTACTGTATACTTAGTATATGAATATTGGCAGAGATGGAAAAACTCATATAACAATTATTGAAAATCATCTTATTGAACTTTATGAGGCTGGAGTAATGGAAGAACGTACTAGGTTCCTTACAGAAATAAGACAGCTGATTCAGGAAAAGGACTCGCGTGGAGATCACGTTGCTGTAGCAGTTCTTGACTGGGCTTTAAGCCGTATCTTAAGAGGCTAGTAGCTGCTGCTCTCTCTCATATGTTCTAAGCTTGTGGCAATTTGAACATACTACGTCGCACTTCTTTACTTCTGCCCACGCCTTCTCAGCACCGTACTTCTTAAGTACACGATAGACATTTCCAAACTTACGTTCGCCTGGTCTGTGGTCAAATTCTAAAACAAAGTGTGGGTAGTTAAGACCACAATCAGAACAGCCGCTCTCTTCTTTATACCTCTGAAGGGCTGGTAAATGTTCTGTAATTGACATCACAACCATTATATCAAATGTTATAATAGACTAAAGAGATTGGATGTAAACATTGGATTACGTTTATGTATGTCGTCCTGGAGATAATGAAGAGTTAAGATACTCAATTAGATCTACCCTGAAAAATTTACCAGAAGGTAACATATGGGTAGTTGGAGGAAAGCCAGATTGGTACACTGGCAAATATATTTATGTTGAACAGACTGGCACTGGGCATCAAAATGTTTGGAAGCAATTAAGTGTTATTTGCAATACCCCAGAAATATCTGATGATTTTGTGCTAATGAATGATGACTTCTTTACGGTTAAAAAGCTTGATAGCGTTGAATATTTTTATGCAGGGACTATGCAAGAGGTGCTAAAGTTCTATGCAGAGTCTAATCAAACTAACTATGGATACCAAAGATTATTTAACAAAACATATAAGTATCTAGCTAGACGCAATGTTTCTAATCCACTTGATTACGAACTACATATTCCTATGCCTATGAATAAAGAAAAACTTCTTGCAGTGCTAAACGAAAAAACATTGCACAGATCAACATATGGGAATGTCTATAAAGTTGGTGGAACAAAAACTTATGATGTCAAAGTATATAGTAATACGGAGCTAAAAGGCAAGTTCTATGACCTCGTTGCTGAAGATCTAAATTATTTGTCTAGCCACGATTCTAACTTCGACTTCTTACTTAACTTTATACTGAAGGATTTATTTCCCGACCCTTCTCCTTATGAGCACCCCTGACAGGATTCGAACCTGCGACGCACGGATTAGAAGTCCGACGCTCTATCCTCTGAGCTACAGGGGCGTGGTAGGGCAGGTGGGACTTGAACCCACTATCGATACCTTATAAGAGTATTGCATTTACCAGTTATGCTACTGCCCCAATCCTTACTGGTGCAATGCCTTAAAGGTTTCTGGGAACGCACCGTGTGCTAGATCTTTAACAACAAAAGCATACTGCTGTATCTCCCATTGTGCATCGTGCTCCATACGCTGTTCAAGGAAAGTAAGTACTCCCTGCAGAGATACCGTCCAACGCCAGCGGACATACATAGCATATGCTGGAAGAAAGAGACGTGCAAGTTCTGGTGCAATCCCTGCATCCATAGCTTCGTGGTAAAACTGTACACCATCATCAATTGTTTGCAAAAGTTCGTGATAGAAGTAGTCACCAGTCTTTTTGTCTACTGGCTCTCCACTACCCTGCTTGCTATTCTCAGGCTTGCTACGCCACTCGTTGTTTCTTGGAACATAAAACTCTTCATCCTCAGTAATGTAACGGCGTGACGACTCATTCCAGCCATTTTGATCATCTACGTGGGTAGATGCTACTGCATACTTCCACCACTGACGTGCAACAAAAAGTGGGGCATAGACTTCAAATGTCAGGGCAGCGTGACGGAATGGGCTTGTGTGTCCTTCACGGATGAGAAACTGGATGAGCTTTTCATCACGATCACCAAACTCTTCAGTCTCTTTATCATACGAGACTCGTGCTGCATTCACAACAGAAAGATCATTTCCTAATACATCTACAAGACGTACATAGCCCTTATCTAGTACATTAATCTTGTTCATCAATTACCGCCAAGATGTCGTTGTATGAGATAACAATATAGTCTTTGTTGTCGTGTCGTACCTCAGTGCCGCTGTACTTAGCAAACAAAACCTTATTGCCTACCTCAAGTGGGATCTCAACGTGTACACCATTTGATGTTGTTACACCAGTCCCCACTGCAACTACAATAGCTTCTTGTGGCTTTTCCCTATCTCCAGCAATAATAAATCCTGAAGATGTAACCTGTTCATCCTTGATAGGATCTAGAACAATTTTGTCATAAAGTGGCTGAATCATTAGTATCCTTCCTCGTGAGTAACTCCGTGCTTCTCGTCAATGTACTTGTGTACCTTGCGGAATGCAATAATTCTTCCAAATAAAAAAGCAATGCCAAACCAAACAGTATTCCAGAACATTTCTGCAATAACGTGTTCAGTACCGAACATCACCTCAAGTAGTTCATCCGTATGCATTGTCTCTCCTAATGCGTTAGTTGTATATGTATAGTTTACAGTAACAACAGACTATTGTCAAGTCTAGGATGCTCTGAGTGTGTCCATACGGTGTGCAACAATCGTATCTGTTGGCTTACCGTCACGATACAAACGAATGACAGCAGCTGGGTTGTCTGGAGTGCCATTGACAGTCACTTCTGTGCCAGGAACGTTGTACGATCCATTACGAATAATTCTTGTAATCTTGCCTGTTGCCCTACCGCCAGAAGAATTCCAGCTAACCATAGAGCCAACACCGATTGCTTTAACTACCATTCTTTCAGACTTAGTGTAGTCCTTACCAAAATCAGCAAAGAGTGCCTTGTCCTTCATTCGGTTAACAATGCCTCTTGACCAAGAAAAACCTGCATCTCCACCCCAAGCATCCCACATAATGCGACCATTGCTTGGATTGCTAGTGTTGTAGAAGTCTTTACCCTTCTTGTCTACCTCGTGACGTGAGAAGAAAGAATACATACGTCTGACTACACTGAGAGACATTGAACGTCCTGCTACAATATCCGATGCCCTACCCCAACCGACTGGAGTACCTGCACCTGTAGCCTTTCCATCTTCTTTCCACTTAAGAGCACGACGAGCAGCAGCCTTCATACCGCTTGTTGGAGAAAAAGTTTCTGCCTTAAACATCATTTCCATTTCTTCATCTTCTTGGCTCATAGAGTGACCCTGAAGCTCGTCAAGTCGTGTAGCATCTTGGTACATCATACCGATACTGTATGCGGTCTCCTCCCACATACCGTCTTCCTCTTCTTCAAAAACTCTGACAGACATTGCTGGGTTTTCTGGTGGCATAGACTCTATGGCATACTCTGTGCCTGGCTCTCCAAGAGTTCCACCTTCCCACATTATGTGTTCGACACGTCCGTGGACCATACCCTCTGTGGTCATTCCCATTACATAGTCGCCCTCTTTGATATGATTATCTTTGTACATTCTTTCACGACCCCTCATTCGTTCGTTTTCTTCATCATCCATCCCAGAGTGACGTGACTTTGAGTCAATGTTTCCCTCTGACTGATTGATTGCATAAATTTGATTAGCAGCTTCTTCAGCTGTGTCGTGGCAACCCATTACTGTTCCGTCGTCTTTAACGGCTGGGTAGCCTGAGCAACCGTAAGACCCTTTTTCTCCAACGTGATATGGCATAGCACCAGTATATCACAAAAAGTTGAAGTCCCTCACACCGAAATCCGCTGCAGTTAGCCACGGTCTTATCATTTGGGTAACTAGTCCATCCTAAGATAGTGTGAGGGACACTTATAGTATACAACACAATATGGTAAAATTATTACATAAGAGAATGAGGGTAACTTGGCAACAATTACATTTTTAGGAAACTTTAGAGTTCCATTTAGCAGTGAGAATCATCACGCAAAGTCACTAGAGCAGCTTGGGCATAGAGTTGTGCGTTTGCAAGAAAGCGAAATGAATGCTGGTAAAATTCTCGGTGCTGCTCTTCAGTCAGATCTTTTTGTGTGGGTGCATACTCACGGATGGATCACTAAAGGATCTCACCGCATTGATATTCTTAAAGAACTAAAGTATGCTGGCATTCCTACAATGACTTACCACCTTGATCTTTGGTTTGGACTAAGAAGACAGGACGATCTTGAGAACGATCCTTTCTATAAAAATATTGGTCACTTCTTTGCAACCGACAAGCTTATGGCTGATTGGTTTAATGAAAACACTGCGGTCAGAGGGCATTTTTTACCTGCTGGAGTCTACGGTCAGGAGTGTTATATTCATCCAGATTATGACGGCACATTTGATTATGATGTTATTTTTGTTGGCAGCAAGGGCTATCACCCTGAGTATCCATACCGTCCACAATTAGTAAACTTTTTGCGTGAGACATACGGAACTAGATTCTTGCACGTTGGAGGAGACGGAGACACAGGTACTATACGAGGCGATAATTTAAATAGAATCTATGCTCGCAGCAAGATTGCAATTGGTGACACACTTAACATTAACTTTAGCTATCCCTACTATTCTTCAGATAGATTGTTTGAGTCTACTGGTCGTGGTGGCTTTACAATCTACCCCAACATTCTTGGGCTCGATGCTTTCTTTGAAGACAAAAAAGAGATTGTTTTTTATGAGCACGGAGACCTTAAAGATTTAAAAAATAAGATTGATTATTATCTTGAGCACGACGAAGAGCGTGAAGCTATTCGTAGAGCTGGACACGAACGTGCTAAAGCAGAACACACTTATGTCCACAGGTGGGATACAATCCTGAAAGAACTTAAATTATGATGAAAGCGTACTGTTTAAGCTTAGGTAATCACGGATTCTCAAATGACAAGTGGGACTTTGGCTTTTTATCTGAAGCATTTAATAAAAAGAAAATAGAAGTTGTTCAGTCTAGATCTTTACCAAAAGATGAACGTGCGTTTGTTGTTGTGCCTGGAGCAGAGTGGTCTGGACAAGAAGACAAACTATCCAAAGAGTTGTCTAAAATTGATCGTGTTGTTTTATTTGTCACTGCAGACGAAGTTGGGAGACTTAGGGTTGACAATATATTACACAACAACATAACTATATGGATTCAGTACCCATATCCAAGACATAGCCAATACCACAAGCTTCCAACTGGTGCTCCAATACACATTCACGATCTTAAGCCAGAATATTCAACTAAAAAGTACGATGTTTATTTTGCTGGACAGATTACGCATCAACGTAGGACTCAACTAGCAGAGTCTATTGTAAATATTAAAGATGCCAAGTATAACCTTACTAAAGGATTTGCAAAAGGTGATGATCCTAAAGAGTATTATCAAAAACTATTTCTTGCAAAATATGCCCCATCACCTGCTGGAGCCGCTACGATAGACTCTTTTAGATTTTATGAGGCACTAGAAATGTTGTGTTTGCCAATAGCAGACTCTGTTAGTAGTATTGGAGAGAACTATGGTTTCTGGGAACTGCTATTTGAAACTATGCCTGTGGTACAGACTGACGACTGGAATAAATTACAATCAATAGTTGACAGTCTTAATAATGACTACCCAGCAAATTTACACAGAGCTGTTTGTTGGTGGATTAAATATAAGAGAGATTTTGCAAATAAAATAATGGAGCAGATAAATGAACATTAATGATATTACTGTTGTAATTCCAACATCAGTTATTCCTAGCCACCCAAGTACCGACATTATCGAAGAAACAATTAGCACTATCCGTGTGCATTTGCCAGATAATGAAATAATAATTCAAGTTGATGGGTTGCGTAATGAAAGGTTAGACTGGAAAGAAAAATACGATGAATACAAAAATAGACTATTGTGGAAATGTTTACACGAATGGCATAATGTTTTGCCAGTAATTTTTGATGAACATTTGCATCAAACGGATATGATGCGACAAACAATTAATCTTATTCGTACACCAGCACTATTATATGTTGAGTCAGATACACCATTGACTCCAGATCTATCGATTGATTGGCAGTCTTGTTTGGATATGCTTGATTCTGGAAAAGCAAATACAATTAGATTTCACTTTGAATCTGTAATTCCAGAGCCACACCAACATCTTATGCTAGGCGTAGAAGATGGATTTATGAAGACTTTGCAGTGGAGTCAGCGTCCTCACCTTAGCACTGTGCCATATTATAGAAGAACTGTTCTTAACAATGTTCCAGAAAAAACATTTATTGAAGATACATTTCACGGATATGTGCAAGACAGGGCTTGGGATCGTAGTAAGCTTTGGATATACTATCCAGACAACGGAAACAATATCAAGCGATCTTATCATCTTGACGGAAGAGCTGGTACAAGAAAGTTTACATCTGATGATCTGGATTGGGGATATACAGAATGAAACTTGGATTAATTGTAAGAGCAGACAACTCTGGTCTTGGAAATCAAACGTATGAGCTTGCACAAATGTTAAAGCCACACGCAGTAATGGTTATTGATTTTTCTGCTCACAATCAATTCAAACAGTACCCAGAAAGATATGCAGGGTTTAATGCGGTCTATGTGAAAGGTATGCCAACGGACAGACAGATGGCAGAATTTTTGATGCAAGTCGATGCAGTTTTTAGTTGTGAAACTTTTTATAATGACAATACTCCAAAGCTTGCAAGAAGAACTAATGGGGTAAAGAGTTATTTACAGTACAACTTTGAACTATTCGGTGGATTTGGGAATCCAACATATCCAGTTTCAGATAAACTAATTGCACCAAGTGTGTGGAATCTTGACATTATGCAAAAAAGATATCCAAATAAAGTTGAGTACTTGCCACCACCAACTGATCCAGCAACATTTGCTAACGCAAAAGAAATAAACTCTCAGCGTCACAACAGACTTCTTCATATTGCAGGTAAGCCAGCAAAAGCAGATAGAAATGGAACCAAGAGCGTTCTTGAAATGCTCAAGTTTTCTAGGGCTGACTATGAACTTGTAATTCGTGTTCAGACCGAGTATGACATAAAATGTAGAGATTCTAGGGTAAAAATAGAATATGGTGACATTGACGAGCGTGGAGATATGTATGCTGGGTATGACGCTATGATTTTACCTCGCAGATATGCTGGCTTGTGTTTGCCAATGAATGAAGCACTTCTTAGTGGCATACCAGTCTTTATGACAGATATCTCACCAAACAATTTTATTCTTCCAAAAGAATGGCTTTGCGTATCCGAAGACATAGGTATGATTAGAACTAAAACATCTATTCCATCTTATAGTGCTAATCCAAAAGCAATGGCACGTATGATTGATAATTTTTTTGAAAACGAAAACATTGACGAAGAAAAAAAGAAAGCCTATGAAATTGGACATAAGCATTTTTCTCCAGAGCGTCTATTGCCAAAGTATCAAAAACTTTTAGGCATAGAAAAAGGCTAGTCCGAAGACTAGCCCTTTCACTATTGACTACTTCTTTGTAGTAGTCTTTCTTGCTGCTGTCTTGACAGGAGCCTTCTTGGGCGTTGCCTTGCGAGCTGCAGCATCAACCTTGTCTGCTGATGGAAGACGACCAAAAGCAGGGTCATTTGGATTGATGTAGCGAATTGCTACTGGTGCAAAAGCAGCGACTAGAGACCAGAGAAGGTCCATAGGATCAGTTACTCCTGCGAGGTAGAGTGTTGCAGCACCTGCGAGGACGCTACGACCATATGAGGCAAGTAGTGCCTTTAGTGTGTTACTCATTATTTTCTCCTTGTGTTGTGTTTTCTGGAAGAACCTTAATGAGATCTGTATACGCATCAAAGATTGTATTCATTGATGGGTTTTCATTGATTCTTCCGAACTTGTCGTAGTAAGCTAGTACTGGACCAACCTTTTCGACAAACTTAGCAATGCTTGTTTGAACATCTTCAATATATGAAAATGCCCAGTCACGAGATTCTGACAAGAATGCAACAAAATCATCATTCTTTTTGAACGATATTTCATTAATAACATCTTGTTGCTCAACTAGCTTTTCAAGCATCATTGTATTTTCAAAGTTAAGCTCTAGATTGTTTTTAGCAAGCTTGATAGTATCCAAGCGTACTTTAACAAAAATAAAAGATAATGCTATAACTAGAAAACTTAGTATTGCAATTAAGATAACTTCCACTATGCCACCTTATGAGTTACCCAGTAGTAGTTACAAGTATCGCAACAAGGCTTGTTGTCTTCATCATCTACCGCATCGATAAACTCAAAGTAGTAGGATGGATCTTTCTTATACAGATTAGCCTTGTGTGTAGTAACAATGCGAGCCATCTTTGCATCGTCCCCCCACCATTCTGGAGCACCAACTCCCCATTCAGGGAATCGGTCTGCGTGAAGATTCCACAAGTTCTCTTCGTTCTTATCAGTCTTAATGCCACGAGTCTTGGCTTCTTCAACCATCGTCATTACATATCCAAACAATGAAAACTCGTGTCCACGCCACATCTTGACTGCAGGATGATTACGCCAACCAGCACGAGGATCTGGATTACCAAGAACCTTGAGGATCTGATAGCCCTCTAGAATCTGCTTGTTGAGACGCTTGTTATCAAGTGCTTCTGCAGACTTCTGAAAGTCGGCATATGGAAGAAATGTTTGCATTACTGTGGGACAGCCCTTCGTGTTAGTTGTACGATTGCACCGTTGTCTTCAAGTGCTTGTTTTACTCTTACCATATATTCTACCGCACTACGCTTGTCGTTGTCAAGTAGCTTCATAAACTTTATTTCATCTGCTACGAGTTCGATCCACGTAATTCCCTCAGTATTATGCTCAATAATATCTAAGCCAAATCCTTTGGGTGCAGTAATAGAATGTACAGCACGTTTCATTTCATCTGTATACATTTTATTCCTTATCGGTTGTTAGATTTTTCCAGGTCTCTGCCCAGTCAGCTTTTGTTCGATGCTTATTAAATTCTCTAGAGATCTTACCATTTTCTAGATAAACACCTCCCCAGACTCCCCATTCTTTATTGGAGACTCCAGTGGCAAAGCATAGTCTTGCAACAGGGCATCCTGCACAGAGATTGTCGATTGCTATTCGTAGGTCTTCGTCTTCTTCATATTTATCAAAGAATAGATTAGTATCATAGCCTACGCAACGACCCTGCTCTTTCCATCGTTCACTTTGCATCATTCCTCACAAACTTGTTAGGAATGTCCCAACCGTTGCTATTAAGATTGAAGTGTTTCTGGATAAACCATTCTCCATTACGGAACATACCATTTGGCTTCATCCATCCAGTTGGTGACTTTTGAATTTCTACAACGTCCCAACCATTCCACTCTAGAGACTTATTGTTTTCTACAATGGTCTCCATTACTTCAAGAGAGTTAATCTTCATTACCTTCTCCTATTGTATATATTACCTTTTTGATTTCTGCCGCATCAATTACTGATTGGCAACGAATGCAAGGTTTGCTGTCTCTGTCCATACCCTGGCTATTTACTCTAGCCACATACAGGACAGCACCCTTAACATTCCAGTTTGCATCCCTGATTGCATCTACCTCTGCGTGAACAGAACAGTGTGTCTTGATGTGCTCAGGTGATACATAATAAGGATTATTGCGATCCTTATTATAACCTGTACCGATTACTCGTCCAGATTTTACTACTACCGCTCCGTGCATTCTACGTGCCTTAGACTTGCTGGCAAAGTATCGTGCAACTGAGAGGTAAGCCTTTTCTCTCTTGCTCAGGTCGCTCTCCATTAGTATCTGAAGATCCCAACCTCTACATCCTTATCTTCTGCTTCTCGCACAAGATCGGACACATTTTCTTTTGGCTCACTAAAGAATGCAAAGTAACTAATATCGTGCATCTTTTCCTTTAGTGCTTTTGGTGGAAGTTTAATTACACGAGTCTTAATTCCAAGAGACTTAAGACTATTTTCTGTAATGTTAATAAATCCCATTGCAAAAGAATTTACATTTGCAGGACCAGCAGAATAGATTACGAACTCGTTATCCTCACCCTGCTGAAAATCTGAAAGAATGACACGCATAGCTCTGAGGAAGACATTGTAATCACTGAATGCCTTTGTCCCCTGAATTCCTACTATCATTGTCTAACCCTTCTGTTAGTTTTTCGATTATAAACATCATCTTTTTCAATTGTACCTTATCCATAGTCATTGTGTCAACTTGTCGTGCATTGTCTTTGTCAATGTCTCCGTTTACAATGTCTGCTGTATAAAAAATATTATTTGCAATCCAGTAGGCATTATTTTCAAGAACTAAAATTCTTAGATGCTTGCTGTCAAAGTGCTTTAGTGACTGGGAATCAGCTTTGCTAAATGATGGCTCTGGCATAAGAATCTTCATAAAATTTTTAAAATTCTTGCTTTGCCTTATATCAATTTTTAAATTGTTTTTATTTGAGTGTCGTGACTCAACCCAGCGATTCATAACTAAAATAGTTAGTGCTGTAACAACAGAGCCAAGTAAGTATTCCATACTACACCTATTATATATTACTGTTGAGTGAATGATTGAATTACTAAACCAAGATTAATTCTTTCAATTTCAGAAAGCTTATCAATTTCAGTCTTATCAAATGCTTTTTCAGTAAGTGTTACCAATGGATTAGCATCGGACATATCAAACTCAATAAAGCCTAGTTCCCAAAACTTTGCAATTAGTGAATAAAAGTGTGTTACGACTGCTGCGTAAGTTTCTGGATCATTTTCTTTTAGCTTGTCGGTAAAAACAAAAGTAAAGTTGCCATCATCTGTAATACCGCTGACCTCAAGACTTCCATTTAAGATAAGCTCATCAATCTTGCTGTGATTCATTAGTCGTCACCCTTCAGTCGGTTTTCAATAAGTTTTTCACGTTCATCAATAAGATCAAATGCGAACTCCAGCATTTTTACAGATGCTGCTGGATCATTTTCAATTTTTCCAAAGTGGTGAGCACAAAACAGAAGATCTCCTGTTACTCCTGTAGCCTTTACATATGCTTGTGAGCCACAGGCATCACATCGATCAAGGGCGGAAAGAATAAACTCTTTTACTTCAGTCTCAGTCATTGCGACCTCCTACTTATCGGTGGAATAAAAACCAGAGCCTTTAAAACTAACTCCTATATTAGAGTATACCCTAATTAGCTCAGAATTGCAAGTCTCACACGAATATCCAGGGTCATCTTCTGTCATCCCACGACTAACTGTCTTTAGTGTCTCACATTCCTGACACTTGTATTCATAGTATGCCATATTAATCCTTAAAGTAAATCCCCCCAGAAAAATTCTAGGGGGACTACTATTATACTACAAAGTAGCTATTTATCCAAGTGCATTCCAGGTTGCTTCGTCAACAATACCTGTTGCCTTGAGACCTTTCTTTGTTTGGAATGCAGCGACTGCAGCCTTAGTCTTAGGTCCAAATACGCCATCTGCAGTTGCACCAACAGCAGCTTGAACCTTCTTAACAGCAGCACCCTTAGAGCCTACTTTAAGAACTTTGAATGCTGGCTTTGCTGCAGGAGCTGGCTTTTCAGCCTTTGCAAGCTCTGCCGCTCCCTTATCGTCGTGAGTGGGTGCAGGTGCTACTGGAGCATCTGGTGGTGTAACATCTGCAGCAGTTGCTTCAATTGCTTCTTTTTTAATGAGTGCGTCAAAGAATGCTACTGGCTCGACAAAGTTCTTACCATTAGTGTTCCAGACCCACTTCTTACCCTTCTGGAGCTCCCAGTGTAGGTGCTTACCAGTTGAGATACCTGTAGAACCCATTTTTCCTAAAGGTGTTCCAGCTTCAACCTTTTGCCCCTTCTTAACCTTAACAGATCCATTTGCCATATGTGCGTATAGTGTGACGTAGTGCTTTCCGTCAATGTTGTGTAGAAGTGTTACTGAATTACCGAATCCGTTGGGGTTGTTGCCAACGTTGATAACCTTTCCGTCGTATGGAGCTTCGATCCAGCAAGGCTCTGCCTTTGCCCAAATATCGGTTCCGTTGTGGTGACGCTTCTCTTTGTGAACAGGGTGCATACGCCACCCCATTCTAGACGTGACCTTCCACGCCTTTCCTGGTTTCCCATCAATAGGGAATTGTGCTTTAGCCATAAATATGACCTCCTTCTATACAAGTATATCAGGATTGTTTGTGTCCCCCCACAGGATCGAACTGTGGACCCACAGATTAAAAGTCTGTTGCTCTACCAACTGAGCTAGAGGGACAGGTGGTTCCGTGCCTGAGAATCGAACTCAGCTACCCAGAGGGAGGGATTTTACAGACCCCTGTGTGTCCCAGCACTCACGGAGCGGAAATAGTAGGATTCGAACCTACGGTAGATTTTACCCTACTCGTCATTAGCAGTGACGTGCTTTAGACCACTCAGCCATATTTCCGAGCCACCTCTCGGATTCGAACCGAGCACCTGATCGTTACAAAGGACCTGCTCTACCAAATGAGCTAAGGCGGCAAACACCTAGCCTTTCGACTAGGGTGATCCACAAGGGACCTCTACACCTAACAAGGTGTATGGCGATCCTGATGGGATTTGAACCCACGACCTCTACCGTGACAGGGTAGCGAGCACTCCGCTGCTCTACAGGACCAAAGAATGATAACTCTTGCAAGTTGGGTAGCTACTGGAGCATCCAAGTTATCACTCGCTCCCCCTCCTGGGATCGAACCAGGGACCTTAGAGTTAACAGCTCTCTGCTCTGCCTCTGAGCTAAGGAGGAATAGACAAACCCTCTTAAGTTGTATATTTATTATACAGGAACCTAAGAGGGATGTCAAGTAGCTTATCGCTTTTCTGGTGTGTTTGCTGCAAATGCGTCGTCAATCTCTTTCTTTGAAAGCTTACCATCTTTTAGATAGCCACGAGAAAGATCTTCTAGTACATTAGCAACTCCCATTACACCTGCCAAGATAGCAGTTTGCAATGTGTCAATGCCAATGATAGCACCAGCACCAATTGTTGTCAATGCTGATACTAAAAATAGTGCAACAATTCTACCAAGTAGACTTATTACTGTTTCTTTATCCATATGTATCACTCCTTATTCTTTTGGATTTCTTAGTCTGAATGTTATTATCCAGACTGCGAGAGTTACCAAGATCAAGTTTCCTGTAAGATCTTTAGCAGTACCCTCCAAAACTAACCAAGCAACAATCATACCCAAAAGTGTCCAAGATTGGTCAATTAAGTCTTTTACTATTTGTTTAATTAATTTCATTTCACTCTCCTTGTTGCTGCGGCTGCAGCACTTGCAGATGCTGTTGTAGCTACTTGTGCAACCTGTCCAGCTACAATTGCAGCTACTACAACCTCTTCTGCTTTCTCTCTAACTTCTGGTGTCATATCTGCACCTGCGTTCCCCAAGTAATTAAGTGCGTCAGCTAGTGCCACAACTGCTGCCCCAATAACTGGTACACTTGCAAGTTCTTCTGGAACTATAATGTCATTTTCTTGTGCTTCGGCAAGCAGTTCTTGCATAACCTCTTCTTTTGTTGGCTCCATTATTTCTGGCAATGCTGGTGGCTCAATGATTACCTGTGTCTCTTCTTCGACTTCTGGCTTAGGTTCTGGCTGTGGCTCTGGTTGTGGCTTTGGCTCTTCTGTGGGCTGCTCAGTGGGTGTAGGCTCTGGTGTAGGCTCTTCTGTTGGTGTAGGTGTGGGTTCTGGGGTAGGCTCAACAACCACTGGAATTGCATCTCTTGTAAATACTTCATCGGGCAATGTATTATATCCTAGTTCTTCTGTGTATGTGTAAAGCATATTGCAAGCTCCCCCACCATATTCATACCACCAAATATCTATCTTTTGACTTATTCCTTCTTCAAAGTAATGTATTCCCTGTCCTCCTGAGCAGCCCTTTAGCCACCAATTATCTATAACTATTTGATCATTTATTGTCATAAAAAATCCATCGTCTGCTAATGATTGAAATGTAACTTCACCTGTGATTGGCATAGTGATGTATCCGTAATAATGAATGAGCACAAAATCCCCCTGGCATCCTGCTACTATGTCTCCGTACCAGTCGTGATTAACATTGGTAACTGATGTCCAAGTTGTCTCTACGCTGTCCTTACAGAGCGTATATGGCTGTCTTTCTGGCAAATATTCTGGGCTGTAGGTATAAACGTCTACATATAGCCCCTGCTCAATTTCAGATTTTGCAGGTACAGCAAAGGCAATGACAAAGAATATTGTCATTAAAGAGATTAAACCAGTATAGGCAACAGCTCTTTTTATTTCCCTTCACTCCTTTGTTAAGCTGGGGAAGCTTAACTATATAATTATACCATTTCTTTGCAAAAAGAAAGGGCTGCCAAAGCAGCCCAATCTCTTATGTTTAGAAGTCCCAGTCGTCGTCGGTAGTGCTTTCGTGCTTGCCAATAACGTAGGAAGAGCCTGAGCCAGAAAAGAAGTCGTGGTTCTCATCTGAGTTAGGCGATAGTGCTGAGAGAATAGCAGGGTTTACGTTACAGGTCTCCTTGGGGAACAATGCATCGAATCCAAGATTCATAAGAGCCTTGTTTGCATTGTATCGAAGGAATGCCTTTACGTCCTCTGTAAGACCGATGGGGTCGTAAAGATCTGCTGTGTACTTACATTCGTTGTCATACATCTCCATAAGAAGGCTGTATGCGTATCCCTGCAACTCATTCTTTTCTTCTTGCTCTAGTTCAGCAAATGCTTGCTGGAACTTGTATCCAATGTAGTAACCGTGTACAGCCTCGTCACGAATGATAAGTCTGATAAGGTCAGCAGTGTTGGTAAGCTTTGCACGGCTTGACCAATACATTGGGAGGTAGAATCCACTGTAGAACAAGAACGATTCTAGTAGTGTAGAAGCGATCTTACGCTTGAGTGGGTCGTCTCCGTTGTAATAGGAGAGAACAATCTCTGCTTTTTTCTGCAAGTACTCATTGTCCTCGCTCCAACGGAATGCTTCATCAATCTGTTCCGTCAGGCATAGTGTAGAAAATACGCTTGAGTAGGACTTAGCGTGAACCGATTCCATAAAGGCAATGTTTGTTAGTACTGCTTCTTCGTGTTGTGTACGAGCGTCAGGGATTAAGCTGACTGCCCCCACTGTACCCTGGATTGTGTCCAGCATTGTAAGTCCTGTGAATACACGCATTGTGAGAATCTTTTCGTCCTCGTGTAGTGTAGCCCAAGACTGAACATCATTTGAGAGTGGGACCTTCTCAGGAAGCCAGAAATTGGCTGTGAGACGGTTCCATACTTCAAGGTCGATAGGGTCTTCTATCTTATTCCAGTTAATTGGTCTTGTAATCATTTTGCCTCCTAAAGCATACAGCTTACGCAACCCTCAACGTCAGTTCCCTCTAGGGCGAGCTGGCGGATGCGAATGTAATAGATTGTCTTGATACCTTTCTTCCACGCATAGATCTGTGCCTTGTTCACGTCACGTGTCGTGGCAGTATCCTTGAAGAAGAGGGTAAGGGATAGTCCCTGGTCTACGTGCTGTGTTGCAGCAGCGTAGGTGTCAATAATTGCCTCTGGTCCGATCTCGTATGCATCGGCAAAGTACTCACGGTTGTCGTTGTTAAGGAATGGTGCTGGGTAGTAAACACGACCAAGCTTGCCCTCCTTGCGAATTTCAATCTGTGATGCAATTGGGTGAATCGAACTGGTTGAGTTGTTAATGTAACTAATCGAACCAGTTGGTGGTACAGCCTGTAGGTTCTGGTTGTAAATACCGTACTTCTTTACAGACTTGGCAAGGTCTGACCAGTCGTGCTGAGTTGGGATATCAATCTTAGACTTAGCAAACAAGTCTGCAACCCTCTTTGTTGCTGGCTTCCACTCCTGCTCAATGTACTTAGTGAAGAACTCACCAGTAGCATACTTTGATTTCTCAAAGCCATCGAATGGACTACTAGTCTCTTTAGCCAACTTGTTAGAGGCACGAAGAGCGTGGTATAGAACAGTATAGAAGTAAATATTGGTAAAGTCAATACCCTCTTCGGAGCCGTAGTGAATCTTTTCACGACCAAGATAGCCGTGTAGGTTCATCTGTCCTAGACCAATGGCACGAGACTTCTTGTTGCCCTCAGCAATTGACATAACCGATTCAATATATGAAAGGTCTGCTACTGCTGTAAGAGCACGGATAGAAGTCTCAATGGTTCTTCCAAAGTCTTGCCCATCCATAACTGCAGCGATGTTAAGTGAACCAAGATTGCAAGAGATATCCTTGCCAATTTGATCGTAACTTAGGTCTGCATTGTATGTAGTAGGTGTGTTAACCTGAAGAATTTCTGAGCAGAGGTTAGACATATTGATACGACCATCGATAGGGTTTGCTTCGTTTACCGTGTCTTCGTAGACAATGTATGGATACCCAGACTCAAACTGCAATTCAGCAATGCGTTCGAATAGAACACGAGCCTTGATCTTGCTCTTACGAATCTCAGGGTTATCAACCATCTCGTCGTACTTCTCAGTGATTGAGATGTCGCTCATTGGTACACCGTAGATACGTTCAACATCATATGGCGAGAAGAGGTACATATCTGCATTCTCTCTAGCCAACTCAAGTGTGACGTTGGGTATTACGACACCAATAGATAGTGTCTTAATTCGCATTTTCTCGTCTGCATTCTCACGCTTGGTGTCTAGGAACTGCATAATGTCTGGGTGATGTGCATTAAGATACACCGCCCCAGCACCCTGACGAGCACCTAGCTGGTTAGCGTAGGAGAACGAGTCTTCTAGCAACTTCATAACAGGGAGAACACCAGAGGATTGATTCTCAATCTTCTTGATAGGTGCTCCTGTCTCACGAAGGTTTGTAAGGTTTAAAGCTACACCACCACCACGCTTTGAAAGCTGGAGGGAGGAATTGATCGCACGAGCAATTGATTCCATATTATCCTCAATACGGAGTAGGAAGCAAGAAACAAACTCACCACGTTGCTTCTTGCCAGCATTGAGAAAGGTTGGTGTAGCTGGCTGGAAACGACCACTGATGATCTCGTGAACTAGAGAGGTGGCAAACTTCTTATCTCCACCTGCAAGCATCAGTGCGTTCATACATACACGATCTTCAAAACGCTCTAGATAGCGTGAGCCATCAAATGTCTTGAGTGCGTATGATGTGTAAAACTTATATGCTCCAAGAAATGTTGGGAAACGGAACTTGTATCCGTATGCAATCTTAAACAATGACTTAATAAACTCAAAGTCATACTTGTCTAGGACTTCCTTTTCGTAGTATTCATTCTCTACAAGGTAGTCAAGCTTTTCTTCAAGGCTGTGAAAGAAGACAGTGTTTTGATTAACGTGATCAAGAAAGTATGCTCTTGCAGCCTCCTTGTCCTTGTTAAACTGAATCTGACCATTCTCGTCATAGAGATTCAGCATTGCATTTAATTCGTGGTAACTGTAGTTACTTGTCATCTAGCATCGCCAGCCTTTCTTTTATATTGATTACGTCTTCGTCTGTGCCGAATATCTCTACCCTGCCTAATATGGGTACACCAGTCTTAGCTGCAATTAGGTCTGCAGCCTTGCAGTAGTGTTCTCCAAAATTTGTGTTCCCAAGACCTACAACGCCTATTAGCCTGTCTCTATTACTTGCTACATTTAGGAACGAGCGAACTTGTCTAGGAATTGCGTGACCTTCGCTACCACCGCCATAGGTAGGAACAAATAGTACAAAAGGTTCTTGTACTATTATTGGGTCATTATCATCACCAATGGGGATTCTAATAGCCTCTATGCCCAACTTTTCTATAAACCTTTTAGTGTTTCCAGAATAATTGGAAAAATAAACGATGCTTGGATTCAACCTTGCTCCTAAATCATTTTAAACTGTTCAAGATAATCCCGAACATCGTCTGGTACGGATTTATATTCTATCACACCTTTAGGACGTTCCGCAAGTTCAGACTTGGGTCTATTCCTAAATGTATGAATTTCTACAACTTCATTCTTATTTTTAGGTGTGTGAGAGATAGCACCGAAGATAGCACCACACACAGCGTCTGCCAAGTCCTTAGAAGACTTACGAGGGTGATCTACACGGTTCTGCTTAACAATCTTTAGCTCTGACAACTCTTCAAATAGTAGGTCAATCATAGGCATAGCGAGCCTGTCTTCATACACAAGCATTGCCATATCTTCATAGTGCTTTTTGGCAACAGAAACAGTCTCGGTTTTCATTCCTACCTGCTTTAGCTCATTCTGAATATCAAACGACTGCCAGCGGTCAAAGCTGACCATTCCAATATTAAATCCAAGTCTGCGTAGGTTCTGAATCCACTGCTTAACTTCCGATAGATTGACAGGACCTTCAATACGTGGTTCCCACCACGCTACAGCATCTACCACTACGATTGGTGCTACTTGCTCATAGTCTTTAATTACTTGAATGTTTACCCACTTTTCTACGTGAGCAATAGCAACAGCACACTTGTCGTGCCTCTGTGCAAGGTCAGCGTGAACAAAATATGTCTTGTCTGGGTCTGGAACAAATGTCTCGTCAAATCGTCTATTGCTGTCCAATGGATTTCGAATCGTCATAGCGTCCTGAAGCTTTTCTGTTTGTTTAAAGAATCTGTCTGACGAGAATGTGGGAACACAGGCAAAACGTTGCATAGCATCCCCAAGATCAGTATAGAATGCAAGCTTGAAGTCGTCAACCTTACGAGTAGGATTAACTACCCAAGTAGGACGTTTTAATGCAAATACACCAGGATACTTATAGTTGATAATTGTGTCTTCATCCCAAGAGATTTCTAGAGAGTTACCCTCTGCATCTTCTGGAAGATCTGGATTCATAATAAACTTATGAGTCTTTGTAATAATATCTTTATCTACAATTACATCTTCATATCGTTGTGAAATAAAGTCTCCAGGATAACGAGGGAAGGACAGTAGAGCTACCTTGCCCAAGTCTGGGAAACGTGAATCTACGGATGCACGGAAGGCTTTATAGATGTTATCTGCTGTTTTACCCTGCTCATTACCTGTAGCAACTTCACTAGCAAAACCAGAGATCTCGTCAAGGACGGCGAGGATAAGGTTTAGACCCTCGTGAGATTCTCGTTCTGAGTGACCTGAGTAAACAGTAATTGTTTTGTCAAACTCAATGCTATCTACCTTGGCGTAGTATTTGCCAGCAAACCAGGGAGACTTTTCAATCTTAGTCTTGAACCCCTTGAAGAAGACGTTTTTAGCCTGTTGTGCGTTGATAGCCACGTTAATAATATCAATGGCATCGCCTGGTGGCTTGCCAAAGTAACGAGCTGGATCCTTTAGGCACAGAAGCTTGTATACAATATATGCACAGGCTACTGTAGACACAAAGTCTTTACCGCTACCCTTCCCAAGTTGAAGGATAACCTCATTCTTTGTGTACTTCTTGTAATAACGAGCACCCTCTTCAGTACCCATAATGTCCATTAAATCTTTTTGCTTGTAGATTTGGCTCATAGCCTCTACGATGTCATACTGAACTTCTGATAGCTGTGGCTGTCCCAGATAATCTTCACCCTCAACAAATGTACGAGCATCTACAGGGATCTCTTCAAATGGGCTGTCTTGAAGTACCTCAAAGAATTCATCAAACATCTCTGACAACAGTGATCACTTCTCCCTTTCGTGCTACTTCAGATAGCCTACGCATAATCTTGTCACGAATCTCTGGGTGCTCTGCAGCAATGTCTTTAAGGATTTCTTTTAATACTTCTTGCTTACGTTCGATCTCTAGCATCTCTTCCGCAAGCTCTTTGTTTTCAAGCAGACCAGCTTTTTGTAGCATATCAATACGCTTAGACTCAATATCAAGAACTAGCTTGATGCCTCCGTTTTTTGCACCAAGATTGCCAACAGTGGTAGCCTCGTCAATAACTTCATAGGCTTTATTAATAAGGTGGTTATAATGCGTATCTGCAGCAACCAGTGCTTCTTTAGCACGAGCACGGATAGCAGCATTGTCTGCAGCCATAGCCTTCCACTGATTTAGGTGTGCAACTACCTTTTGACGTGGAAGAGCGAGTTCTTTAGAAATTTGTGTAGGATCTGAGCCTTGCAAATAGCGTTCTACCACCTTGTTCATTTCATCAAGGTGTTCTACTGTTAGGTCTTCGAAGTTTGTCATACGCTCTTTGCCTTCCTTGGTCTACGCTTTGGAATACGCTTTACACGGTCAACAGAGAAAGATCGGTACGCTCCCTGGCGACCTCTCCACATTTCAAAGCAGTCTACCCAGACAGCACCATTTGCAGGATTTGTGGTCACAGACTCAAATTTAAATCGTGTTCCGTACTCACCAGTAATCTTGATAAGGTCTCCACGCTCAATTATAAAGTTCTCATACTGCATTTCGTATACACGGTTAAAAGGATCATTAATTACAGCTGTTGTTTCAATTTTACGTCGTGCCATTATCGCTTACTCTTCCTTAGTCCGAATTTTGCCAGATATACATAAATTGTCTCTACGCTAACGCCACACTCTTTTGCAATCTGTTCTGGGGTCTTACGATCAACATAATAACGCTTGCGTAGCCAAGCTTCACTAGTATACAGTTTACCACCCATAAGCCTATTTGTCAACCCTCTCCCAATTGTGGATAGCCCAGTGACCAATTCCGATAGCATCTGCCACGTCATTATCACTAATAGACTTATTATAATACGTGCTAACATAGCGTATTGTTTTTTGTTTTCTAATTTCACGTTCTTGCCCCTTATACCAAGACTCAGATTTATTAGGATTGTCTTTGCGAAGCTCTTGCTTCTCTACCGCAGAAAGTTTTGTGTTTCCAATAAACGATTGCCAAGTAATTGGATTAACAGAACCTGCGATCTTGATACCATTGATTTGAGCTGCTCCAAGCATAGCCCCCTGAACAAGTGCAAGGTCTGCAGCAGTCTTAGGGCTATTGATAAATACTGTATGCTCAATAACAATAGAGTCAATATTAAATTGTTTAAAGAATGCTACGCATTTCTTTGCAGCATCTCCAACTTTATCATATGTATTACGACCAGTAAAGTTAATCTTTCCAAATCTAACTAAAGACTTATCTTCAAAGATGGCAAATGCCAAACTATTTGTGCTTGCATCAATAGCACAGACGGTCTTTGGTTGGGTATTAATCAAGCTCAATTTTACCATCAGCAATACCCTTTATTTCTTTGAGAGCTTTTGAAACATCCAATGGATTAATCTCACAAGCAGTACAAGTTTGTGCATCATTGTACATAGACAAACTTGATCCACAATTTTTGCATTTTCTGTTCTTCTTTGAACGTTTAGCAATTCTATTTTTAGCGTATCTTTCTGCTATCTTTTCTTTAGTTGCTTGCTCACGACACTCTGGCGAACAGTAAATTTGATAACTTACAGATGCGTTAAATTGATTATCACACCATTGACAATGTTTCATCGATAGGCTCCAAAGACTTTATTTGTAACGTCCCTGGACCAGCCTTATCGCAAGCATCCCTAATGGGACACGTCTTGCAAATCTTTGAATTGCTACGATAGTTCTTTACTGGAAGGTCTTTACGCTCCCACGCTGCACGAACTTCTCGCATCCAATCAAATGCACGGTCTACCCACCCTTTAAGATAGTCATTCATTTCTACAGGAATAACCAACAGTTCGTGGTTGTTCTTGTTTTCATAGATAAGAACGGCTCTCTTACGATTGAGAATTTTCATATAGATAAGCAACTGTACAAGGTGACCAGTTTTTGGCTTGCCAGATGCTTTTCTATATTCAAATCCCTCATTTGGCATAGTCTTGATCTCACCAAGAAGATCTTCACCACCCCACTTAAGAATAACGTCACCATATCCAAAGATAGGTGGGTCATTGCTTGTTACCTTAAATTCAGAGTCAACTAACAGATCTGGAACATTGCTCATAGCCTGTTGAATACGCTCGTGTGACTTTGTGCCAGCTGTCATATTTGCACCACCGTAGGCATCTGCATTGTCGGTAAATATTGCTCCTTCAAATGCAAGATACCAGTAGCGTGGACACTCTCCGTGAGAGAATGCAATTGTGCTAGGTGCAAATGTTTTCTTAGTCTGGAACTTATCAACACGGTTGATTGTATATCCCTGCTGAATCTTTGCAATTAGATCTTGAGTGTTCAGGAAGGACGAGTTTGGGTCGTCTGCTTTCTTGAGCATAACTTGCTGTAATAGGTTTTTAGCCATAATACTATTTTAGCGAATAATATATTTAAGAGCTGACACAAGCTGATTAATTGCTTCTGCGGCTGTATAATAAATATTCTTTTTCGCTCTATCTCCTTTATCTACATTAGTAAGCCAAGTTGCTTTAAACTGCATCTTAGCGGCGATAGCCTGAAGGCGTACAATCTCTACAGATGCGACCTGTGGAGGAATGTCTGGCTTAAGAATGACCTTAGCAATAAACGTAAGAGCTGTAGTAAGTTCTTCGTCATTCATAAAGTCTGCAATCTCTGCCAAACCATTTACCATATCTATTGTTGTATTGTTTGTTTCCATTGTTTCCAATTTCTATCGTTCTTACTATTATACACTACTCAGAGTCTTTAGTCAATTGTTCTAGTACTGCTAGTTCAATGACTGCTAGTCTTACTTTAGAATTACCCTCGCCAAGTACAACAACAATAGCTGGGTCTTTGCCGTTGCGAATTGCGTCAGTCGTAGCCTTAGCCCAAACTTCCTTGTTGATAGTAAACGACTTTCCAACCTCTTTAAAGTCAATAACAAACTGTCCCCAAGAGGCATCACCCTTTTGTGTATTGCGACCCGAATTTTTATGTTGTTTAGCCCCAATTCTTTTACTCTCCGATTTCTCTGTCACTAGCATCTCTTTTCTTTTTAAGGTTTAGACTTACTTCACTGACGTGTCCCTGTTTGCACATCCAGCTCATTTCTTTTATTTCGTAATACCAACGCATTGAGTAGACAACTTCTTTGCAAGTGTGACAAACAAACTGTCCCTTATGAATGTCATATTTCGCCATTGACCTTATCCTCAATTTCCTTGCGGAAGTCTTCATTTTCTTTGACATAAGTAATGAATGCATCTCTACCCTGAACCTTTTTATCGTCAGAGACGATATACCAAGCACCTGTACGAGACACAATACCCATCATCTCAGCGGTGTCTACAAGGTCTCCAACGCTGTCAATTCCAACTTCGTCTCCACGGAAGTAGAAGTCGTATTCACCGCTTGTAAAGGCTGGCGAGGTCTTGCTGAACTGTACTTCCCAGCGTACCTTACGACCTACCTTCTCTTCAATGAGTTTATCTCCAACTGCAATCTTGCCCTTAATAGCTTGATTGTCTGATTCAGACGAAAATAGTTTAATAACTGTTGACGAATAGAATTTAGTCGCTTGCCCACCAGAAGGCTGCTGGCTTGTATACATAGCAGAAATGTTATTACGAGACTGACTAATAAGGACAAGAAGAGTAGGCTTGACCTTATTGTTGGCATAGTTGAGCATCTTCCAAGCATTGCTGAAGTCTCTAGACTCTGCTCCAATTTGCTTAGTGTTTTCCAACTCCTTGAGTTCATCAGTACCCTTTTCAAAATAGATCGCTGGAAGCAATGATGTGATTGAATCAACAACGATTAGGTCTACTCCTGCTTCCATTAGAGCAATCCCAACGTCTACCATCTCATTGATAGTACGAGCCTGTGATACGATTAGGTTTTCTGTATCTACCCCAAGTCTCATAGCCCAGTCTTCTGAATAAGACATCTCTGCATCGATCCACGCACAGAGCTTACCTTCCTTCTGAGCTAGAGCAATCATCTGAAGACACACAGAAGACTTAGCAGAAGACTTGCTTCCCCAAATCAAAACCTGGCGACCATATGGCAGTCCTCCACCTAAAGCACGATTTAGACCATAGCTAGGGGTAGGTTGAAAGTCAGTCTTAAAGCCTACGCCTGTCGTAAGACGCTTGCGGATCTTTGGATCTAGCTGTGCTAGAGCTTCTTCAATTGTTGTCATTAGTCCACCAACTCGTTGATCTTATCTGGATTAAAACCAGCCCAAGCATCGTCGTCAGTAATGACTACTGGTGCTGCCCTAAATCCCTTTTCAATAAGCATTTCATATGCTTCTGCATCTACTGTAATGTCAACTGTGTTGTATGCAATGCTGAGCTTATCCATAAGACGCTTTGTTGCATCACACTGTACGCAGTTGGGCTTTGTATATACTGTTACTGTCATTAGAATTTTACTCCGTGCTTCTCTGGACGTGTCTTGTTAAATGCCGTCTTCTTTTCGAATGCTTCGTCAAGGGAGACATTTGTATATTCGAACTCTACAAGTCCAGCGTAGAGATCAAAAGTTCTAATTAGAATGTCTGCCATCTCGTCAGCAATAGCCTCTGGACCACGCGACTTACGAATAGCCTCCATAACCTCTACAGCTTCTGACACAATCATCATTAACTGTTTGGTCATAAAGATATCAATTTGTTCTTGTGGAACATCTCCCACAACGGAATTCCAGAATCCCTTTTCCACTGCAACCTCGTGCAAGTGCTGTGTTACTTCATCAAACATCGAATACATCCTCCAATATAATAGTTCCTTCTTTTGTTTTTCCGAATGAAAATTTGTATACAGATCCTTCCTTAATCTTCATATACGCTTTAGCAAATGAAGTAGGAAACACTGTAATACTATGCAGTTCTCTTGAAGAGTCTGCAACTACCATATAAGCCATCTTCTTACCAGCTTTTGTTACACGTGGTCTGAAGCTAACTACATACATTTCATCGTCCTTATAAGGTAGCATACGATAGTTCATATACTTAATAAGTGCCGAATCTGATGTCTTGATCTCGTCCACTGGAATAGCAGACGAAATTCTGTTATCGCTTGCAAGAATGATATAGGTTCTACCTGTTTCAATCTTGCTCTGTTCATCATCAAAGATGCCAACTACACCAGTCTTGTCAAGTATTTCTACTCGTGACCAGCCTTTGCCTCTCTTGATATTTTTTACCATACCCATAATAATGTATGCACCCTTTTCTTCGTACTCTTCTGCCTCAGAAATGTATGCGTGATAGTGAGATGGTACTGACATATTGAATTCTGGTAGGTTTAGGTACTCATATAGATTCTCTCGTACCTCTTCATCATTACGAGGATTATCTGTAAACGTTGCAGCACCAATTAATCGCATAGCAGATAAAGCACGAGAGTTAACCCCATTACCCTTGCCAAACGTAAACTCTTCCAGCTCCTTGTAAGAATTGAATGGACGTGCTTCAATATACTTGCTGGCAATACCGTCAGAGATGTACTTGATTCCAGTAAGACCGAAGCGAATACCCTTGCCCTCAATCTTGAAGTCTGCATCGCTGTCGTTGACGTGTGGCAACTTGATTGGGATACCCATACGCTTAGCTTCGATAAGGTACTCTGTACGAGCATCCTTGTCCTTCTCGTTTTTAAGAAGTGCAAACATAAACTCAAGTGGGTAGTAGTACTTGAGCCAAGCAGTCCAGTACGAGACTGTGGAGTATGCTACAGCGTGTGACTTGTTAAACGAGTATCCAGCGTGAGCCTCAAAGTCGTGCCACAGCTCTTCTGCAGCATTTGGAGACAAGTAGCGTGAAGCACCCTTTACGAACTGGTCCTGGAACTGCTTGAATTCCTTAGCATCTTTCTTTTTACCAATGATCTTACGAACCTTGTCAGCTTCTGCCATCGTCATACCGCCAAGTTCTGTACAGGCTTGCATAACCTGCTCCTGGTACAGAATACATCCGTATGTATCTTCTGTGAACGTCTTCATAACTTGGTGGTGATATGCAATATTCTGCTTGCCGTGCTTACGAGCAATGTAGTCCTTACCAATAGTATTCATAGCACCTGGACGGACAAGAGCGTTAGATGCAGCAAGTTCTGCAAAGTTCTTGACCCCCATCTTGACAAGCAGGTTGGTGTACGGTGTGGCTTCACACTGGAAGACACCCTTAGTATATCCATCTGAAAGCATACCGTACACATTACGATCTTCCATATTGATATCGTGTAGGTCAATGCGGTTGCCTTCACGTTCTTCAATAATGGCAAGAGTATCCTGAATAACAGATAGGGTCTTTAGACCAAGAGCATCAATCTTAATCAGACCGATACGCTCTGCTTCCTCCATATCTACTGCTACAACAGGGATACGCTCCTTGCTACCTGGCGATGTACGAGTTTCTAGTGGTGCATACTTAAAGATAGGTTCTCTTGCAGTAACAACACCTGCAGCGTGAATACCAGTACCACGAATACGACCACGAAGAAGTTCTCCATACTTTTCAATCTCTGGATACTTAAGTCGGAACTCTTCAGTTGATTTTGATGTGCAGTATTCGTCCCAGTCGTCTACAAGCTTTAGAACCTTGTTAACATCAGGAAGTGGGATGTTCAGGACACGTGCGATGTCTCGCACAATACCCTTGCCCTTAAACTGTAGGAACGTGGCAATAGAAGCAACGTGACGGTACTGACGTACTAGATAGTCTTTGACTTCTTCACGTCTGTTATCCTGAATATCTGTATCAATATCTGGGAAGTCATTACGCTCTGGGTTAATAAATCGGAAAAACAAAAGACCGTGAACAATTGGGTCAATGTCTGTAATTCCCAATGCGTAGCACAATAGTGAGCCAGCGGCTGAACCACGTCCTGGTCCAACCATAATTCCTTCTTTTTTAGCCCAGTTAATCATATTACGAACAACCAAGAAGTATGGACCAAAGTTTTTGTCAGCGATTACCTGAAGTTCTTCCTCAAGTCGTTGAACATAGCCATCTGTCTTGTCTAGTCCACGCTCACGAAGTCCCTGCATTGCAAGATTGGCAAGCTCCTGGTTTGGATTCTGATACTGTGCAGGAAGTAGGTCAAGGTGGTCTTGGATTCCGTAGTCTTCAATCTTGTTTACGATTTCAATAGTGTTATCGTACATATCCTGGCGATCAATACCCTGAGCACCCATAGCGTTGTGCATCTCTTCATCAGAGAGCAGGTGGATCTCAAAGTCACGAAAACTCATTTGACGGTCTGCACCGTAGAGATAGTCTAGACGATCCATAAGATTCTCGTGCTTAGTGCTACCAGCGTAAGTTGAATCTTTTTGCACCTTGTTTGAGTAAGTGTTAAGGATAAGCTTAAGTTCTTGAATCTCACGCTGTGATGGGTCTGCGTGATGGCAGTCTGGTGTGACAATTGGCTTAATGCCAAACTCGTCTGCAAGATCTAAGATAGTCTTGTTAATCTCTGCAGGATTATGTGGCATTACCTCAATGTAGTAGTCGTCTCCGAATGTATTCTTAGCCCACGTTAAGTGCTCTTTTGCTACAGCAAGATCATCTGCTTCAATTGCTTTTGCCAAAAATCCAGAAAGGCATCCAGAAGTAATAATAAGACCTTCCTTGTACTTCTCAAGCGATGCCCAGTCCATACGAGGTTTTTTGTAAAATCCTTCTGTCCAAGCAATTTCATTAAGCTTGTTGAGGTTCTCAAGTCCTTGTGGATTCTTTGCGAGAATAATAAGGTGGTTATATACCAAGTCTAGTGGTGATGTGCGGTCTGCAGGGTCTCGTTGGTCGAAACGGTCTTCTGTAATATACCCTTCGATTCCAAGAATGGGCTTGATACCTGCTAATTTAGCGGCACGATAAAGTTCACGGTGTCCTGAAAGTGATCCGTGGTCAGTGATTGCAATCGCTGGCATTCCCAACTCAACGGCACGATCCACATATTCCTGTGGTGTAGCAATTCCGTCGAAGAGTGAGTAATGCGTGTGAACGTGTAGTCCAGCGTAACTCATTATATCCTTACGTTGTAGATGAAAAGTTTAGGTGGGCAGTTTTTGGAGATGCCCAGCTCACAGATATTACCAGTCTGCGTTAGTTGCAGAGGTTGCTGAGGGAGCTTCAAAACCGAAGTAGAATGCTTCCTGCTCAGCGTAAGGAACCTCACGAAGAACTGCATCAAGGCTGTGTGCCTCAACTGCTGACCAGTCGAAAGGCTCTGTGTCTGGTCCCTTGGGAATCAAAGTGTAGCTGGTTTCAGTTCCCTGACCGTTACGCTTGATCTTCCACTCAAGGTTTGAGATACCGTTGGTGTCGCCATAGAACTCCATAAGCATTGGTACAGCCGACTGCTTTGAGATACCCTGCGACCAAACAGCCACGTAGGGAGCCTCCAAGCCATCGTCAACGAGAACGTTACAATAGAAGCGGTTACGTGCTCTCCAGCCAGACTTAGGCTCCTTACGAGCCATTTCGCAGCCGTAGCAACGACCCTCTGACTCAATGGTACAAGCAGCCTTACGCTTGTAGTCCTTGGGATTGGTGTGCTCTGCAAAGACCACAGCAAGTCCACGGTCTTCCGAGTAGTGTGCTGAATCTGCATCCAGCTCTTCGACGAATCGAATTGTGGCAGACTGTCCGTCAGCAAGCTTAAGCCAGCGAACCTTTGTGCCTTCATATTTTGGTTTTTCGAGTAGGGCGTTTAGATTTTTTAGTCCCTTAATTCCACTCATAGTTTTCTCCTTGTGTTGTTGAGGTTATCAGTTTAGCATAGATAGGATAGATTTGTCAAATGTATAATCGATATTTTTTATTTGTTCGTCTGTCATATCTCCGATATCCTTGTATTCTTTATCTAGCTGAACGACAGTCACACGAGAACCCAGCTTCTCAACGATCTTGTCTTTCATATTTCCACCTGCTTCATCATTATCTGCAACAACATAGATTGTGTTGAAATATTTCTTTAGCAGTTCTATTTGTATGTTGGACACATTGGCTCCTAGTGTTGCCACTGCTGGCAGCCCAACTTGATCAAGGCGTATGGCATCGAAAGATGATTCGACAACATATACCCTGTCTGCTGTTTTGACCCTGTGTAGGTTAAACAGAAGCTTTGCTTTTGGTAGTCCTGGAGTATTCTTAAACTCTTTACCTTCTACCGATCTACCCACGAACCCTACAGCCATACCGTCTGGTGAGTGAACTGGAATAGTCACCATATCTTGTTTTTCTGAGAATCCAAGTTTAAACTTGTTAACAGATTCATCAGTAATTAGGCGACCATTGTAGTAACGCATAGCACGAGGCGACTCTAGTGCTTGCTGATTTAGTCGCTGAATAAGCAACTCGTCAAACTGGATGTAGTCTGGTCTGACAATAAGCTTTTGGTTTACTTCGTCAGCAAGGTTTGATTCTGTTTCTTTAGACTTAATAAAGCGTATTGCTTCAAAATATGTACGACCAGAGTATTTAATAACTAGGTCAGTGAGGTCACAGATATGCTGACAGGAGAAGCAGAAAAATATGCCACTACGCTTGTCTACCTCACCAGCTGGTGTTCGGTAGTTTCCGTGAAAAGGGCAGAAGATAATGTAATCAGAATCTACTTCTGATTCGATTGTGACTCCTGATCCTGTGAGAACTCTTTTAATTTGCTCTTGAGTGAAGGTATTATTTTTGTTCCGTCTATTCCTGATATCCATTGTGATTTACTCTTTCCTAAATATACTCCGTACATTGATATTTCAAATTGGTAGTGTTGTCTTTGATGATTGTAATCTAACGTCCAGTCAATGTCAATATCTAGCCTTGGGACATATCCTGTTAGAACCATTTCGGCTTTTAGAAGTCTAATATACTCTTCCTTAAGTCGTCCAATTGATCCGTCATCTGTAATTATACCATCTAGACTAAAGATCTTAATTGGCTTATGGTGTACATTTTGCATACTCCATTATAACTAGTTATCTTCAAAGTCCTTGTATCGATACATACCCTTGTCAAAATCAGTCTCAATAAGAAACTCGCCCATAAAGCCATTACGGTTCTTACGGAAGACACACTCAATGACATCTGAGTTTGTAGCACGACCAAGAGCAAGCACCCAGTCAGCATCGTATGCAATCTGACGTGACCAGGCAGTTTGTCCCAGTGTAGGAACAGTGTCAAGCTTATTAACGTCGTCTGGTGTGGCTGACGAGATAGCAATGATTGGAATCTCTTCACTAATAGCCATAAGCTTTAGTTCACGAGAGAGGTTCTTCATACGTACCGTCTCATTATCAGCCTTCTGATTTGGAGACATAAGTTGCAGGTAGTCTACAATGATGAAGTCTGGCTTGTACTGATCAATCTTACCTCGCAGAACGGAAGGTGTGACCTCTCCGCCAGAATCATTAGAGATGATGTGGAACTCAGGCTTGCCCTGCAAGTTCTTTTGATGCCACGACTTTAGCATATCTAGCTCTACCTGACCTGCAGATAACTTACGGTGTGACCAAAGACCATCCCCCATAATTGTAAAAACACGGTTGCGAACCTCTGTCTCGCTCATTTCAAGGCTAATCACCATAGGTGACTTGCCCTGTCTCCAAGCCTGTACCGCAAAGTAAAGCGACAGCCAAGACTTACCAATACCTGGATAGGCAAGGAATACGCCAAGCTGTCCTGGCATAATACCTGCAGGTAGATAGTTGTCAAATCCTGGCAAACCAGTCTTGATACCTGTAATACCTAGCTCTGCTTGCTCTTGTACCTGTCGGTAGTATGCAATTGCATCGTCAATGTCTGTCACATCAATATCACGGATTGCCGATGTATTTTTCTTTAGTTGTGATGTTAGCGTAATTAGTGACTCAAGTGCTTCTACGCCCTTGCCACCCTGAATATCAGTTGCAGCGTTACGAACAATGTCCTTAAGGCTATCATTTAGATATTCTGCCTGTAGTTCATCCAGGTGGTGCTTAGTGGCTCCAATACCAGCAACTGGCTCAAAGTCACGAAACTTTTCTACAACAAGGCTAGTTGGTGGGACTGTGCCATTATTCTCAAAATAGTTACGAATAAACTGCCAGATATCATTGTGTGTACGAAGAATATTATCTACGTTTGCCTGTAGCAATACGTGTGCTTGCTTATCTTCTAGTACCGCAGAGATCAGCTTTGCCTCTGTGTTAGTCATTTAACCACTCCTTAGCCCTCTTACGGCGTTCTGCTCGTTCATCAATGTCTTGTTTTTGTGCTTGCACTGCTTCTACAATTTTGTCAGCGTTGTTAATAAAAAACTTCCAGCTTGGGTTCTGGCTTGCTTCAAAGTAGTATGCAAGCAAGTCGTAGCACTCTGGCAAACCAAAAGATTCAATGAGTGCGTCTGCAGCCCACTGTTCTGTGTTTAGGTTAAGCACAGGCTTTGCCTCATACCTTTGCAAATGTAATTTGCTATAGCGACTAAGCAAAGCCATACGGTCTTTGCGGTCTGCCATTATTCTGGAATCTCAGATTTGGCTTCGTTAATCTTTTCAACAAGCTTTGCTTCAACAAAGCTGTATACACGCTCAAACGCATCTTGAATAGTTTCTCCCTCACGTCGTGAGTCTTCTACTCCAAGATCGATGCGTAGCGATTGAAAATTGCCAAGATTGAGTGTGTACCCAAGTGCAATATTTACCTTTGTGTTATCGTTTTCCATTGTCTCTCCTTATGGACTAAATAGATTCTGACCATACAGGCACGAATCGCCCATCGTCAGTTCTTGTATATGTCAGTATACCATCTCCCATACGCCTTGTCAACTCTTGTGGCGAGGGAGTTATGTCGTTTGTTATTAATTTGTCTTTGCGTGGTCTACCAATGTGATAGGTAGCAAGTATATCACGAATTCCTCGTACCTGCGATTCTGAGTAGTAACATCTTACTTGCCAGCCTCTTTCTCCACCCTTTTGAGCACCCATAGGCTCTGGGATAACTCCTCGCTTCATCAATGAAGGCATATACTTTTTATGACGATTTACTAATATTGCTGTTTCTCCAACAGTGTATGCTCGTTCACGATTGCGTTTAAAATCTGTTACAAGGCAGCTTTCTATTTGATCTTTAGTTATGTTATAGACAGACATAATGCCGTTTGATCTATTAAGGTGATGAATTCTAACAAGATCACCATTAAGAAACCAAACTTTCTTGCTGCCTGGAATTGGTGGGGCAGAATTATACTGCTCCCTGTCCATTATACTGGTACACCAATTGCGATAATGTTTACAGACATACCACCAATATTTCCAGCTTTGTCAAATTTAACAAATCCTTTTACTCCAGATGTTGTTACTGAACTAATAACTGCATAAGCATTTTTACTTGCTGTGGTTACTGTTCCAGTAATAACTGGTGTTGCAGTTACAATTGGTACATCTGCAAATGGAGGATAAAAATCATAAGAAAATGGCTTTTCTTCATCTAGCTTTACTGATGTTCCAAGATCTAGTGCTGCTTTTCCAGTAACAATTTTAACTTCACTTGATCTTACTGATTTTGTACCGCCTGTTACTGCAAGGGATGCATATGCAGAAACATTAATTGCAATACGATCCCACAATGCATTAATAGATTCTGTCATTTTGTAGACAAAAGAAATGTCGAATGGCTGACCACGCTGAGGAACTGGTAATTTCATAGTACTAGTATATCACTAAGTCACTGTAAATGCAGAAGAAGTTCCTATTAGAAGATTGTTGTTTTCTTCTTGCTTAAGACCTGCAGCCTGTATTCTAATTATTGCCCTGTTAACACTTACATTTGGAATATCTATAGGAAGCGATGTTACAGAAATTGTATCATAATATTCAAAATTAGTATAATTGCTTCCAGAATCAGTTGACCATTTAGCAAAGACATCGTATAGTGGTCTATAAGAATTTGCATCGACTAAAAAAGATACCGAAAGCATTTCTCCACTTTGAGAAATTGTAAATGCACTACTATCTATTGTTCCTATAGCTTTAGCAGGAACTGTTTTATATTGAGACCAAGACGACTTTTGCGATCCATCTGTGTTAGAAACCCTAACTCTAATAACGTAATTATTATTTTCGTCAACTCTTTGAAACGGCACATCAACAATTGAGACTACTTTAATATCTTCAGTTGCCATTATTCTACACCCAAATCAAGATTGAATTTTGCTTCAAATATGTTTGCAGAGTTAACCTCTTTTAGTGCTGGCTGGTTGGTTGATGTTTGAACTGGTGAATATGATACCATTCCATAAATTGGGTTATTTTCCCTATCCCTATTGTTTTCAAATCTTAGCCCATCAAGAATTACGTAATAAGATCCGTCTGAAGAAAAAACAGACCCACTATCTGAAGTTGATGTTATGTTAGAAGTTGTAATTGCAAACGATATTGTGTTTGACGAAGTATTTACAGCAGTAGCTTCAAATGTGCCGTTTAGTACTGAATTTGTTAATCCACTAGTGGTAAATATTTGACCTGGAATAATTTTGGGTGTAGCTGTTGTTGTTATTGTTGCTATGTTATTTGTAACTGCAACAGTGTTTACTGTCAAATTGCTTGTAGGAACGGACACATAGACCTTTACAATGTCTGCTGCAGACCAGTTAAACCCAGAACTCTTTTTTAAAGCTCCAAGAGATAGTGTTTTTACAAGGTATCTATTGCCACCAATAAAATCTGAAGATGATACTGAAAATTGTGCTTTTGCATAATCACTAGATACTCCAGCTGTTTCTGTTTCATCTGAACTAAATTCTAGCATCATATACATATTGGTTGGCACTGATGCTGACGGATCTACGCTAAACAATGAAAACGCAAGCTTTAATTCATCAGATGATGCATTTTTATCAAAAGAGAATGCTTTGCCTATAAGATGTATATGTGGTTCTTCTGTTGCAGTCCAAACCGTGCTTGAAGTATTAATTCTTGATAATCCTGTAGAAACAGCAATAGAAGACTGGAGCATTCGTGGTCTTTCCAATAAAGAAGATCTGTTTGTGTCTTCAAAAACTGCGTTAGTGTTTTCTATTGAAAATACAGTTTGAGTAACAGCCGTATCTATAACTCCAGTTGAAGTACTATATATCGTTGTGGTAGGAGAAAAAATTGACACTGCAGCTGTTTTATTGTGACTTTCCCAGTTTTCAGAAGTTGTAAATGTTGTTATGCTTCTGCTATCAATACCAGCTGCAATTGGATTTGAGCCAGCTGAAAATACCCCAGCCTCAGTAATATAGTATCTTTCTTGAGACGGAAGATCTCCAGAAAGAATTACAGTTGTTGTTCCACTAGTAACATTTTGCTCAAATGTTCTTGATGTAATTGGAACTCTAAACATTTCAAAGTCAAGGGTTTCTTTGTTTTTAAAATTAAGAATTGCTGTACCACTTAAAGAAATTGGTCCCTCATTCGATCTTGTTTTAGAAAATTCAAAATAATCTGTAGTTTTTGCAGTAACAGTATATGTTCCATTAATTGCAGATACATTGCTTGAAATTGTTACTAAATCTCCAACTAAAAATGGATGACCTGTTGCAGAAACATTAGCAGTATTGCTTGAAATTGTATAAGAAGTAATGCTATCAGAATATGCTGTTCTTGGTCTTGCTCCACAACCAATAGCAATATATGATGCATATGCTGGTGCTTGATCCACCATATACTTAGCAATAATTGATTGTCCAGTTGATGTAATCATATTACTTATATTGTACCATCTACGAGATCGCCATTAGTTAAAATTTCTACTTCAACATAATACCCTGGCTTCATATCTCTCAAATTAATTTTAATTGTACCGTTTGTTCCATCTTCAACTAACGGATAGGCTATATCGTCTATTGGAACGTGTCTATTTAAATCAATTCCATATCCAATAAATATATTTTCAGAGCTATCGCTAAATGATATTGACGGCTCTCCAACAAATGCTGCTCCTGCATCGGCAATTGGAGTATAGTTTTTGTTAAGGGGGCTATCAATTAGATCTGATCTAGAAGCTGACAAAATCTCTGTCCCACCAATTGTTGCAAAAATATAATCAGCCATTGACTCTACAGACATATATGGATCATCTAGAATAATGTCTGGGCTTGCTACCTGAACACCTTTTTTAATTTTGGCATAAATTGGTTCTGGTAAAAATGGATTTACTGAATTAACCATTATGCACCTCCTGGAATTTCACTAAGATATACTGTCATATCTGGACCGTTCAAAGATCTCTTGTATTCAATATTGTACACAACAAACCTGGTATCGTTGTTTGCAATTTGGTCAACATTATCTGCATCCTTATAGTCTATGTTAACAATATCTCCAAGTTGAAGTGTTGGAATTGGAAATACCGTGAGACCTATCGACTTTCTTGGTTTAACAATTTTATCAATCATCCAAGACATAAGCGATTCTGCTGCATCTTGTGTCTGAATGTACTCTGATGAAATGTTAAATTCTTTTCTACCGTAGCTAATTCTACTATTTTTAATAGATCGATAATCTCTCTTATTATCAAAAACTTCGTTAGCATCAATTCGACCATATGTGTCTACATCAGTTATATTTCCATTTTCTTTAAAGAATTCATCTACTGTTAGGTCGTGTTGCGACTCTTGCGTAAATGTTACCCCAAGAATTCTTAGATAGTTTCCACTAGTTTCGTCTAAGTTTAAAATCTTATCTGTTGTATTAAAAACTAAAAACTCTGCCCCATATGCATTTGAAACAAATCCAGATATAGAATATCCCTTTAGTCTATTAAATGTTGGTGCTATTTTTGCTACTAGTGCAGGGTATGCCTTATCATATCTAATATTAAAGTAAGCAGCTTCTCGCATAATTGTTCCAAACTCTTCAAAGAAAATATCTGCACTACGTGGGGCGATTGGACTAATTCCAGTTAGATAAGTGTCTCTAATTGCTGGTTGTATGCAATATTTATCAAATACGTCGTCTGTCACAAATTCATCGTTAAATGATATAGCTGCATTTAATGGCGTTTCTGCGGTATCATAGTAGTTTGATGCATCATTGTTTTTTACTGCATAAATGTTTTCAAACATAACCTTTGATGTGCCTCTAACAAATAATGCTGTTTTTGGTGTTGCAACCTCAATTGGAGACGTGTCTTCTACACGACCAATAAGTTTGTTATTCATATAAATCAAGAACTCGTATGATTGAACTGAAGCGACTTCTGTAGAGTTGGGCTTATTTGACCCACGAGTTGTTCTTACTTCTACAGCAATGTCATATACCGTTGGCTTTTCTTCACCCTTCATTCTATACTGTCCAGTAAATCTTCCATCATCTACAAGGATGCTTGTCAAGCCAGTCCAAAGTTTAACTGGAATTGCTTTAGTAGCAGTATTGGCTGTTGTGTCTCCAACCACTTTGTAGAAAAATATGTTTGCAATATCTTCTGCATTTCCAAAATCGGCAATGTTGGTTGAAGATAGTGCTGCAATCTCTAAAAAGTATCCAGTATTTTTTGTTGGATCGACCATAATCCCAATGCCACCAGAACCACCGCTAATTGAAACTGCTGCAGTAGTGTCTGTAGCATCTGCAGAAATATATGTCATTCCGCCTGTTGGAGTTTGATATGCATTTTCATTATTTTCTGGAGTGCCAATAATACGTAATCTTGTTCCAAAGTGATTGTACATACTTCCCAAGTCTGCGTATGAATAAGAAATAAAATCTTTTGCTTTATCTGTAGTGTCAAAATTTGGACCAGTAAACACAAGTGCTGAAGATTGAACTTTTCCAGTTTGTGTTGTTGTTACTGTTGTGTTTGCATTTTCAGAAACATATGGGGCAGACATATAGTTTTTGATTACAGAAACCCTGGTTGCTGACGCACCCTTTTTGTAAGAAGCACTTTGTGACAAGTTTGAAACTGTAACATTTTGTGTTCCAAAACCATTGCCACCATTATTATCTGTTGTTGTCAGATAACTATCATAAATCTTTTTACCGCTAAGCTTAACGGTTGCTCCGAGGGTTCCTGTTGGAGTTTTATTTACTTTCATTCCTCCAGAAACTTTTGCTGTAACTACTGTTCCAGATGGAATATTTGTTCCAGTAACCGTTTGACCAACAATAACATATTTTCTATAAGCGGCTTCAAGATATATAGTTTTTCCACTATAGCCAAGTCCTCCATTAGCACCATTTCTAATGTTTACATTTTTAGCAGTAATGTATTTGTCATTAAGAAGAAGCTTAGACTCCATTTCAATACCGCCGACATTTTGAGTAGCCCAATCTGGAAGATTTCTTGAATGAACTTTAATCTCAGTATTAAACTCTCCTCGTCCGTGTTTCTTAACTGGACCATCTTTAATTGTGACAACGCTATCAACTGTTTCATAATATGGCTCTGCATAAATTCTTACACGACCAGTTGGATACAGCTTTCCATTAAATGGAATTTCTGCAAAATATTTTTGATATTCTTCAACATCACGAATCCAGTAATTTGTAGTTGCCGATCTTCCAATAACATTTGTTGAGCCAAGCGTTTGATGGTTACTAACAACCTTGAATGATGTTGTGTTTGTTATTTCAGTTACAGTTGTATTGGCTCCAAAAACACCCACACCAGTAGATGTTACCGAAATTTTGTCACCGACTTTAAGTCCAGCAGTTGTTCCAGAAGTAACAGATACAATGTTTGTGGATGTATTTGCAAGGTTTACTACAAATTCGGCAGTGGTTGATGGCTGTGAAATGCTATATTCTACTGCATCATATCTAATAATTTCACCATTTGCATATAGATATCCATTATAGCGAGGAAGCCAGTAAACACCATCTCCAAGATCAATTGTATTATTTATTAATTGACCACTAGATACAGATGGAATTGTGTTTGATAGATCGGAATTAATTGGTACGGCAGCTAATGAATATGCAGACTGAGAAGCTTTTTGCTCGTTGATCGACTTTGTTGTTTCGCTTGGTGCAACTTCCCATAGCAGTGCTGGTTTGTATACCCAAGTTTTTTCTTCATCAAGCAGTGCGGCTTGTCTAATTTCGCTATATGTTTTTTGAATATATCGTGATGTATATGTAATTTTCCCATCATTAAATACATCGTTCTTCTTATCACTTACTTCAATAATATTAGCTAACTCTGCAGATGTTGTTGAGTTTTTAAGTACACCAGATTTTTCGCTATCCTTTGTTCCACGAAGTACAAGACTAACTTCTGATGATGGATCATCTGGATCTCTATCTCCAGCATTAGCCATCATATAACTTCTGCTCATTAAAACAAAATTATTATATTCATCGAAGAACATAGATGTTTGAGTGGCTACTGCGAGTTCTTCTAAAATTTCTGCAATAGTTGTGTTTGGTGCAACAAATAAGTTTGGAATAATTGGTTCTGGATCATTATCTGACTTTGAGTATATATAATTAGAAAAACCAATGGAGTCAAACAATGTTGCAACAATATAGCTAAAGCTTGCATCAGTTACAAATAATTCTGGTGCAGTAATTGATTCAAAGTAAAAGTATAGATCTCTAAGTTGTATTGTAGCAACTCTGTCTCTAGTGTTTATTTCGGGAAAAGAGTTTGCGTACATTACCTTAATAGGAACGTAGTAATCCACTAAAGTGCTTGGTGATGGAACATCTTTAACAATTTCGTAAAACTTTATTTGCATATTACGTTTTACATAATTTGCAATTACACTATCTGGATTATTTGTATTTAATGCCTGGTCAAAATCTGCAATGGTAATGTTTCCGTTTGAAGCAAGCAGTTGACCAACTGGCATACCACTAACTCCAAGATCTGAAGCCACTTTATTTATTGAATAATCTGCAGTAATATCTGTTAAGTCAATTGCTAGTCTTGGAGAAAGTTCAATTAAATCGAATGGGTAGTCTGCTCTGCTTAGTGTATCTACAATCACTCTTAGTCCACGAATATATACAAAATCTGTAGAAGAGGTATTGGTAAAATCTGAAAAGAATGGCGTGGTTGATGAAACTGTTTCACTACCTTTTGACCAAGAGCCAGAGCTGTAATGTAATTCTAGGTATCCGTCTCTTCCCACGACTGGTGTAACAGAATTGTTTGTTTCATTAAATGAAATTGCTGTTGTCCAAGTATCACTATTTTGTGGAAGGTACTGAACTTTCCAGTCAATTGGAACAACTCTATTTATAATTTCATTTTCTGGCTCATAGAATGGATCACCAATAATACTTGTTCCATCAAATGCTTTTCTTTGATTTGCAGTACCCACGTGAGTTTGCATTTTTATAATTATTCTATTTACTGGCACTGCACTGTTATAAACAATAAATGGTGCTGCATCATCAATGTAGTAATAACTTTCGCCAGTTACTTTTTTATTTGCAATACCTCGTTCTGCAGTTACAATGGTATTGCCAACTTGTTCTTTTCTAAATGATGTCCAATATTTAAACTTATCATCTTTATCAGAAATGTAGTATCGTGGTCGTGTCATCATATCGGCTGTCATTGCGTGACCGTAGTGACCAAGAGATGCTCCAAATGCTACAGCCTTATTAATACCAGATCGTGGTCTAAACTGCTTAAAACAGTCTTCTAGTGAAAACAAAAGTTTTTTCTTTGCATCTGTAGATGTAAAAGCTACTGGAACTGGGGTATCTTCATCTGTCTCATACCCTCCGTCAACAACAACATCAGAATCTGTATAGCCTGTGTATGCAACTGCGGTGTCGTCTTCATCAAAAGTTGCCTGAATTGTTTCAAGAGCTGCTGGTCTATTGCGATAATTGCCAATAATTTTTATATTTTCAGCATCATTCATATTAATTTCTGCATAAATTGCAGCTTCAGTTTTTACAGTTGATGATTGTTCTAAGTGAGTTTTAAGATGAGTATTTTCGTACAAACTACACCTCTTCCAATGTCAACGAAATATCCCAGTAATCAAATCCAGTACCGTCCTCTGACTCTGCAATATTTTTTCGATTAATATGTGCTCTTTTATTAATTGTGTATGAAATATCTGAAATATACATTTCTACAATCTCTGTATATTCTTGAAGATGTTCATACTTGTTTGTTGTAAAGTTTTGTGGCTTATCGTATGAAAGATAAACAAAGAATGGTCCAGTATGATCTTCATACCACTCTAGTATGTCTGCCCCACCAGCACCTCCATCTACTGTGTACTGAAATTCCATATATCCATTTGGATCATTTAAATAATTTGCAAAAGCTGGATTAGTTGGAACACCCTGTGTTAATCCTTCAGCAATTTCAAAATCTGGATCTCCAGCATATCGTCTTGATGGAAGCATTGTCCAAGATAATGACAAGTTCATTTTATCTGCAATATGAAATGAACGCATACGACCATTAATCATACGCTCACGCTTCTCTAGTCTTTGATAAGAGATATCAATTGGTGCTCTGTTGTGATCTGAAAGAATTAGGAACGTTGTTGCTGATGCAGTATTAGCTCCAATTTCAAATCCGTCTGGGTATACCTTGCCAGATCCGTCGGCAGTTCCGTCATTTTCTGAAAAAAGAATCGCTTGGGGGCGATTGTACTTTTGTCTATTTACAACATATGTCATTAGTAACTATTTCCTCCAAGTCTTTGTTTGTCAATGCTTCTAATCTTTGTAACTACTGTTCTTGCAATCTTGTCTGCATCTGCATTAGTAGCAACATTAACATTGACATTATAATTATACACTGAACCAAGACCATTTGCATCGCCATTGTTAATCTTTTCAAGGTTCTTGACTCCGAATCCTTGTACCGCTGGACGCTTGACCACAAATTCTCCAGGGGTAAGCATAGCAGGAATTCTATCACTTCCAATAGTCTTGCCACCACCAGCCATATAGTTTCTAACTTTACCACCAAGAGAGTATCCCATAAGACCGCCACTTGCGGCTGGTGCAAGCTTATACTCTCTCTTAGCAATGGCAAGTTCATATGAAGCAATTGCTGCTTCTAGCACAGAACGTGTTCTACCTCCATATGAAAGCTTTCCTAGCTCATTTTGTCTTTGTTCTTCCAAAGCCTTCATTTGTTGCTCTTGAGCAAATGAGGCTGCTCTTGCTCGTTCTGCCTGAACTGCCCTAGCTGCTGCAGCAATGTCTCCAGACGCTAGTGCATTGGCAATGTCTAGTTGAGCCTTTTGTTGATCAGAAATTTGACTATTAAGTTTTGCAATTTCTTCAAGAGCTTTCTTGCGTTCGTCGTACTTTTTGTTAATAGCGTCTTCTTGTAGTGATATTACGTCAAGGGCTTTTTGTCTCTTGTTCATTTTTCTGTTATATTTAGAAAGAAGTTTGTCTTCTTTATCTC